TACACCTACGACAACCAGCTCGCCGCAAAACGCTACATGAGCACCGTCAGAGACCGGGAGGTCAAAGGAATCGCCCTCCATGAGTATCCGAACGACTACTCCCTGCAGAAGTACACCTACGACAATCAGCTCTCCGCCAAGGAATACATGAACGCCCAGCCGAGCTCGCCCGCGAAATCAACTGCTCAACGGGACTATCCCTATGATTACTCGATGCAGAAATACACCTTTGACCGTCTCCTCACCAGAAGCCGATTTTGAGCGACTAATGGAGTAAACCAATGCCTGATGACCCACAGTCAGAACTGCCACTCGACGATGATCAGTTCACAAGACCGGAAAAACCGGTTGCCACGCTCTGGGACGCCCTCTATCGTCTGGGTCAGGATGCACTCGTATCTGGCAAATTCTTCAAGTTCGCCTTCCTTATCATCGTTATTGTGCTTGTCCGGCACATCGAGTCCAGCGACTGGGTCGAGATGGCAAAGGCCGGGGCGAAGGCCCCATGGTTCACAATCGTTCCCTGGTGCTTGTGGCTTGCCACCATCGTTGCATCTGTGATCTTCTTTCGCTGGGGGACACGCCGGATGCAAACCGAGATCGACCGCGTCGTGGGTGAACGAAACACTTGGCAGGCACGCGCGCTCGACGATAGAATACAAGGTAGCTCGTTCGACGAATAACAGGGGGTCTGGCCATGTTCACGATTGTCACTGTGATCTTCGCGCTCTGCTGTGTGCTGGCGTACTATCACTTCTGTCTTCTGCCAGTGCTGCAGCGGTCCATCCGCTACGACGTGTTCGCGATCCGCGATCGGCTTCGTGAACTCCGGTACCTGAAAGAAACATCAGACACCGAGTTCTGCTATGACTATCTCGAGGCCCTGCTGAACACGATGGTGCACGCGGCCCGGCAGATTAACATGGACATGTTCATGATAATGGCCTTCCGCGTGGGGGCGAATCCCACGCCGCACATGCGCAAGTTCGACAAGGAAGCTTCAGACGATCTCAAGCGAATGCTGCATTCATCGCTTCACGCCATGATCAAAGTGATGGTCTTGAACTCGCCGCTCTTCGGCATTATTGGAACTATCGTTTCCACCCTTTGGCATGCCACCGTCCTGATGAAGACCCAGGTGGTGTGGGAGAAGATCACCGTCCAGGAGACCGGCCACGCGTTGAACTTTGCTCACGCCTGATCAGGTAACCGCCACAGACCAAACATTCACCTGCAGGGGGAAACACACGGGGCGGCCAATCCTGGCCGCCCCTTCCTTCCCATCCGTGATATCCGTGCAATCCGTGGTCAACCCCGCCCGCCTCACACCGCCGCCCCGATCCGCACGCCGCGGAACATCACCCAGCGTTTCAGCCGGTTCACGCCCAGGTGCGCCAGCATCTCATCGAACAGCTCATCCGCGTACTCTCTCATCTCCGCCGCCGGGCCCGCGAATCCCTCCGCCGCCCACATGTGCGCATCCTTGCACATCTGGTCGTGGATCACCGCCGCGTTGCGCCCCTTGCCCACGTATGGCGGGCCCGCCAGGAACGTTGCCCAGAGCGGCCGTGGCACCGTCTTGCCATCGATGATCAGGCCCTTGCGCCCCGTGTGGGTGATGTCCGCCGCGGTGGTGTAGTGGAAGTCCTCCACCAGGCGCATGCGCCGGCCGTCCGGCAGCCATTCGGTGATGGGATTGCCTGAGAATCCCGGCTTCACAGCGTCCTCGTTACTTCGGGAGCCTGCGGAGGATCTCTTTGATGTCCTGGCGCGTCTCTTCCTGGTAGGTCTCGATGGAAGCCAGGCGCACCTCGATGGCGGCACAGCTGCGTTTCACGGATGCGATGTCCTCTGCCAGGTGGGCCCGCTCCTCCCGTGCCTCGCGCTCCACCCGGCGGATCTCGTTCGTGTTGTTCTGGATGTCCTCTTCGCACCGCACCAGGCGATGCTCATCGCGGCCGTAGGCTCGCCAGGGCTTGCCGAGAATGGCCAGGATCGAGACGAGCGCCAGAACGCCGGCGAGCACCCCCCCGATCGTCCACGCCCGTGCTCTGCCGTTCTTCTCCGCCATCAGGAACTCCAGTCTACTTGCTGCGGCGATCCGAACTGAACGTGATCGAAAGCCCGCCGTTGGCGCTGGCGCTGTACTCCAGCTCAATCTGGGCATCCTCCGGCGCTTCGGCTTCGAAGGTGCCGTCCTTGCTCACGCTCACGCTGTTGCTGCGTTTCTTGCGCGTGGATTCATCCGGGTCAACCGCGTCCTCGATCTCCTGCATCACGTCCACGCCGGCCAGGTCCGCGACAAGCAGTGCGCCCGCAATGGTGCCGATCGTGGTTTCCACGGGGTCAGCCTTGACGTTCTCGATGTAGGCTCCCGGCACCCTGGCGAGGGCCTTGCCCGATTCGGCCAGGACTGCAAACGGTTTTGCCCACCAGGCCGCGCGCCCCACGGCGTCGGTATCGAACACGCTGCCGATGTCCGCGAACATGAGGTGCGAACCGTCCTCGGTCTTCAGGCCAAGCAGGCGTTCCGCCTCTGCCGGGGCTTCTAGATCCTGCGCCTGCACGGTGGCCGGGATCAAACTGATCGGACCGATCAGACTGATCAGTAGTGCTGCCAATGTTGCCTTCATGGTATCCTCCGTGGTTCGACTTCCCTGATCTTCTCGCTCGGAGCCTGTAGCCCCATCTTCGAAAGCGTTGCCTGTGGGTTGTCCGTCAGCACCATCTTGAGGTCGCCGTGGCCCATCGCGCTGTTCCACCGCCGCACCGTGTTCGCGTCTACCGACTCGACCCCCGCCAGTAACTTGTCAAGGTGCGCCTCTATCCGCGCCTCGTTGCCCCCGTACTTCGCGCTCGGCAGTACAACAAGGACGTGCAGGTTGCTCGCACCCGCTTCGCTGAACTGGCTCATCCAATAGCAACTCACGCTCCAATCGCTCGACGTGACGGTGTGCTGGTAGCGCGTGTCGCCCAGCGTCTTGACGTCCCTTGCTTCCTGCGCCATGCACGTTGCCGCGCACAGAAGGACTACAGCCCATAGGTTGACTTTGTATCGTTCCATATCGTGTATACTTCGTTGCTGGTTAGAGTGGCGTCGAATACGCGCCCGTCGTCCAGTGCTCCGTCATAAAAGTTTTGCGCTGCCCCGTTATTTGATCGCGCCCCCAGCGTGAACTGCGCCGAACTCGCGTTGACATATCCGATGCCATCGTCCTGCACTACATCCTGAGTGAGTTCCTTGCCGTTCACATAAAGCACAATAGTACCGGACGCAAAGGTAAAGGCACAATGCGTCCACACGTTTGTCGGAACCCTGCTGCCCGTCGTGCGCACATCCAGCCTATTCCCTGCCGTGTAAGTTCCATCCTGGGTGATGATGACGCGCAAATCTAGGGTGTTAATCTGAAACGAATAGTCGCGCCCTAACGTCAAGTCATCCTTGCCCGCTGCTACATCTCCGCTGGCTGTGTCAGGATTCACCCACATAGCCATGCTTAGATTATTGGACACCCGCAATGACGCTGAATCCGGCACAACGATCACATCATCAACCCCATCAAAGTCATAGTAGCCGCCAAGCGCGGTTTGGTGGCTGGGTTGTGCCGCCGCCGTACCTTGGCTTCCATCATTCCCGCTTGTGCTCAGGTCGTAGAAGTCTGCGTCAGAGTTGTCGCTGTAGCTGAACGCCTGCCAGAGAACGCAATCGGCGTAGAGCGTCGAATCCATGATGGAGAGATCGCCGTTTGTATCCTCGTCAGCGCGGCGAGGTCCGAGGCTACGCGCCACGCCTATGTCGCGCATTTCCCCAAGGGCCGCGCCGCAACAGATTAGCAGTATCGCCAGCACTCGCATTCTAGTTCGCCCCAATGTCCAGCCGCGTCGTGATCGAGTTGAAGATCCAGTACTTGTATCCGTCCGCAAACGACTCTCGCACCTTGCCCGCGTTCGCCGCAACGGGGGCACCATTCGTGCTCCACTCCATCGAGATCACGTTCGTCGCCGCGAATCCGTTAAAGTCCGCGTCTGCCGACAGGGGAAAGCCGGAGCCACCCCCCGCATCATCGTCAATCGAAAGCGTGGTGCCGTCCCAGGTGAACTCCGCCGGATCCAGCGTCACCTGGCTCACCAGCGTCGTGCCGCTGATCACCAGGAGCTGCAGGTTCGTCAGGCTCCCCCCGTCATTCAGGGCCAGCGTGTCCAGGTCCGCGTCATACGCCTGCACCGTCACCCCGATGTCCGTATCCAGAACCGCGTCCGTATCCGTGCTTGCCGCGTTGATCTCCGCCAGCGTGTCCCAATCCGTGTCCCGCGTGATTGCCGCATCGATCTTCGAGGCAGAGAGAGTCCCATCCGCCAGGTCATCCAGGTCCGCGTCATACGCCTGCACCGTCACCCCAATGTCCGTATCCAGTACCGCGTCCGTATCCGTCGAGGCCGCGTTGATCTTAGCCAGCGTGTCCCATTCGGCGTCCCGGGTAATCGACGCCGGCAGCGCCGAATCCGGGATCCCCGTCAATCCACTGCCAACGCCGTAATACGTCAGCCCCGTTGCCGTTCCCGAAACCAGGTCAAGCACGGTTGTGCCCCCATCACTGCGGATACCCTGGGCGCCATCCTCCAGAACAACCACAGGGTTGCCCCCATTATCGTTCAGGTTCTCGGCCTGCAAATCACCTCCGTTCACCACCAGGGTGCCCGTCATGGTGTCGCCGGCGGTCTGCACGAAACCGTTGCTTGCGGCCGCATAGACGGGGTCGCTCTCGCTCGTCAGGTAGCTTTGCCCGGTCACCCACGCCCGCGTCGCCGCGGTATTCGTGTCCAGGTTCAGTGTCACGTCGCCCGAGGCCCCGCCGCCCGTCAGCGCCGTCCCCGCGTTCACCGCCGTGATGTCGCCAGATCCGCTGGGCGACGCCCATGTGCCGTCTGCCTTGAGGAACTTGCCAGCGTCCCCCGCCGCGCTCGTTACCGTTCCCGTCGTGCTCGCGCCCGTGAATGCCGACACCGTCGCCGCAATCGTCCGCTGCCGGCCCGTCCCCGTGATCGTGATCCCCGCCCCCTGGTTCAGGTTCGTCAGCACCGTCCCCGGGATGTTCCCGATCGGCAGCGTCCCGGTGAACGAGTAGGAATCCAGGGCGAACGGGCTCGTCACGGTCGCCACGCCGGCGCCGCCCAGGGCAGGGGACCAGCGCGAGATCCACTCGCCGTGGTCCCAGTCGAAGCTCTGCGTGGCGTTCGTCAGCACCACCTGGCAGAAGTTCGTCATGGGATAGTCCGTGGCATTCGTGCTGAACGAGAGCGAGTCCGTTGTGCTCACCTGGAAGTAGATCTTCCCCGCCGCCGTGATCGTCGCGTCCGAATAGATGTACACCCCGCTGTTCGTGGACTGGTTCAGCGCGTAGTAGATGTACCCATCCAGGTCCGCCCCCGCGTACGCCGTGCCCCGCACGTAGAGCTGCGCCTCGATGTACTCCGTGGCGCCCCGGGAGATGATCAGCCGGAACTCGCGCTCCGGTCGCCCCGCGTCGAGTTGCAGAATCTTCGTAGGGGTCTGCGCCCCTGCGCCGGCCGCTGCCAGCACCAGCAATCCAAGTATCATCCGTTTCATTTCTCGTTCCCTTCGTCTATGGTCATGCCTGTTGTGCGCTGGCCGTCAACTGTAGCAACGTCACACTGAACTGGTAAAGAAAGAGCGAGACGGTTCCCCCGAAAGATGCGTCGATGCTATACGTTACGGTCAGGTCTACGTCTGCCGCCGATGCGTCGATGAACTCCGTCTGTGTTGACGAGTTTCGGATACGGTGTCCGTGAGTGCTTGAGTCGATCTGAGCGCTCGCCCGTTCTAACTCCCATATGAACAGTGTCGAGCCATCGGCCTTTACGAATGCCGCCGCATCGTTCACCCCATAAGAAGTGTGGTTCATGTTCCCGCGGACGTTTACCGAAATGAGATAGATGCCGGAAAATCCCTGCTTCACCACGATCTTGTCATTCGCAAGCTGGACATCGAGGTTCGATGGGTTCGTCTCTATGTCGATGCCGTCAAGGTCGAACGTTCCCGTAGTGGTCCCGCCAGACGCTCCGACCGATGCCGATGTGGTTGCTGCAGCGTGTGCGCCCTCGGCGTCCTCGTCTTTCTCGTGCAGAACCAGCCGAATGAAGTCGTCTGTCGATACCACGTCCCCGCCGTCGAGAAAGTGCAGGTTGTTGATCATCGTGGCCGCTTCGTTCATCCACGACGCAATCCGCTTGAACGGCCCCTTCCCTCGCCAATCGGCTTTCAGTAGATGGTGCTTCTGATCCATGATCTACGCAGTCGGCCAATCGAAGTCTTCCCACTCGTCACGGGCTTCCCACTTCTGCCGGCGAACCATCCAAGTTACCCCGACCCCATCATCATCGTGATCGTCAACCGTGCAGACCCATCGCCTCGCGCCACTCGTCAGGATCGCGCCGGCTGTGATAACGAACGCCCCTTGGTAGGATTGCACGGCCCCGGTCGAGGTATCGCCCACGTCCGAATCGGGCAGCGTCATGTTCGCCGTGATCTGGACGACCTGGTAGCGACGGTAAATCAGGACATCGCGTTTCTGTATCTTCTGCGATACGATCGAGCCTTCCGAATCCCGGTCGATCACTTCCTGGAACTCAGCGTAAGTCCCGCGCCCGTCGAATATCCAGTTTGTCGTGCTCATGCTACTGCATCATCCGTGACCTGAACGGTCATTGGGTTGTTCTTTGTTCCGAGCTGCTTCTGTTCCTTCTTGAATCCGAATTGCGCGATGTCGGCCAGTTCTCCAAGCCCCAGTCCGCGGCGGGCCGTGGACGCGACGTCTTTCCCCGCCTTCGTTTTCCCCATCCTCGCGGTAAGTCGTTCTTCCAGCGTTTTAAGAATGTCGCCTGGGCCTGCCCCGATGCCCTTAAAGGTTTTCAGCATTGATTCCGGCCGATCCGCAAGAGCCCCCCCTGTCTTCCATTTCATCAATCTGCGACGAGTTAACTCCCTGACGGCTGGTTCTACGTCACCGTTCCAGGATCGTCCGGACATCAGCACGTTGCCCTGGTCGTCAACGATCGTCGCATTGGGGTCAACTTTCTGCCCCTTGGTTAGATCGCTTTTTCGTATGTGCCCCTTTGGTAGTTCCTTCGATCCCGGGGCCGCCGCACCCGCCCCCCGTCGGCTAATGAGTTCTTTCAATACGTCGATCAATCGGTTCTGTTCCCCGACGAGGCCGGCGAGCCGCTTGCCTTCAAGTTCTGCGAGTTGCTCCTGTTGGGCTCGGAACATTTCGGCGGCCCTTTCTTTCGACACTCCCGCCCGTTTCTGTTCCTTGATAAACTGCCGGCGCAACTTGATGTTCTTGATCAAGTTCATGAAACTGTTCGCCATCGCCAAGCCAATGATGGGAGCCCACTTCACGAGCAGAGAAATCGCTGCCGTCGCCGCATCCTGCCATGCCGCGGAAAGCACGTTGCCGATGTCACGGAACGCCTGCGCCCGTTCGTCGCCGCCCTTGAAGATATCCCCGATGATGTCCCTGACGACGCGCAGGGCATCGGCGGCAGTTTCGGCCCACTTGGTAATCGTTCCGCTTGTCCGGAGTTCCTTCAGTTTGGCGATCAGGTTCTTTAGGTCTTTCTTGACGATGTCCGTGAATGCATCCCCGAACGTCGCCAGGGCGAGTGTCCAGTTGTCCTTGAGCGTAGAGATCAACCCGTTGCCCGTCGTGGACAGTTCAGCCATCCCGCCTTCGAACTTACGGAACTCCCGGTTCAGGACTCCCATCTGCACGTCGAGTCCCTTGTTCGCGTCGGCCAGGTTCTTCAACTCCGTGGCGGCCTCGGCAGAGAGAACACCCAACTCGAGAAGTCGCCGGCGTTCCTCGCCCGTCGCCTGCCCCCCGCGAGTCAGGGCGAAGAACCGGGAATACCAGAACGTGATCTCCTGGACGTTCTTCCCTAGTGCCGCCGACGCATCGCCCGTAAGCGTCAGGGCTTTTTGATTGTCCAGCAATCCCCCACTGAAGTTCTCGACCGTTTTGCTGGCCTCGATGAGTTCTTCAAGCTGGAATGGCGTTCGTGCGCTAAATTCCTGGAGTTCCTTGAACCGTTGCTTGGCCGCGTCCATCGAGCCGAGCAACACCTTGAACTGCTGACGGGCCGCCTCGAAGTCGAACGCCTTCTTGACGGCCAACGCGATCCCGCCAAATGCAGCCGCGCCCAATACCCCGACGCCGCGAAGCCTGCGGAAGATACTGGTTACGCCGCGCCCCACGCCATGGATACCGCGCATGACGTTCTTGGTAACGACTCCAAGCCGCTTGAGTTGCTTCGCCGTGGCAGCGATCCCCCGCCTTACGCGGGAGTCAGTGCCGATTCTGATTTTTGCTTCGTTAGCCATGATTCCTTCAACTTCACAAGGAACAAGCGGAATCTGCGCTGCGCCTGCATACTCGGTGTCATTGGCGGTGCGACGGGTTTCGCCATCCTGCCCCCGCCCTTGGTCGCCTTTCTCTGCGCCTTGATCTCGGCTTCAACGCTTGCGACGTACTCGGCCAGCATCGAGCGAATCAGGTTGATGTCGGCTTCGTAAAACCACCAGGCAGGATTTTCGCCGTACTCCCGCGCAAGCAACGCGCACGTCGGCCCGAACACGGAATCGCCTTCGTCGTCCTCGTCGTCATCGCGTTCCCGCCAGACTCGGTTCCGCGCCACGACGTATTCATCCATCGTGCATTCCTGCGCTGCCCACCAGGTGCGGACGGCATCGCCGGCGATCTCAGGTGTGGATAGCGAGGCAAGGCAGGCTCGGGTGTTGTCCGATGCCAGGATGAACCCGAACGCCATTTCCAATAGATCCTCGTCCTTCTGGAACCAGGGAACGGCGTAGGTCGCATACCAGTACAGCTTCGCCAGGGAAGGCGGGGAAAACACGGAATTCCCGCACGGCACCGGAAGGGCAAGGATTTCCTGTTCCGACTTGTCGGCGGGTTCCGTGATCTTGTCAGCGAGCCGGTTCAGGTGGGCGATGTGGTCGAAGTCGTCAAGCGTCAGGGCATGGCCCGTTTCAGCCACCAGTGCAGCTACGGCACGCTGTGTCAGCGGGTTTAGCCTTCTTTTTGACATTCTTCGCCCTCTTCCCCCGTCCCGTCCTGCCTTGCTCTGCGCTCGCCGCGCTCTTCGTTGTTACGGGCTTGCTCATGTCGCGTTGTGGTACTGATGCGCCGTCAGGCTCGATGTGTCGAGATCCTCGTTGCTGTCCGAAGTCGCCACCAGGATCTGCAACCAGCTGCCGGCCGTCGCCGTCGACGCGTTGCCCTCGTAGTCCACTGAAAGATCGCAGCGGCAAGTGATGGACTCCCCGACGAAGTGACCGGAGTTGCCTTCCTTGTCGATGTGATTCACGGCGAAGTCCAGTGATGCCGAAGAACGCGAGGCCACGCTGTTCGTTTCCCCTGCCACCGTGATCAGGCTCGGCACGCCCACACCTGCGCCGGCCGGAACCACGGATGAGATATTGAACAGGTTTGCGGCGTTCGTGCTCGCGCTGTGATTGTTCGTCGTGTGATTGTGACCCGTAATCGTGATCTCGGCCTGCTGACCAGGACCGGGGAAGTCAATCGTCATTCCTGTCGGAATCTTCGCGGCCGCACCCGTCCCGACAACCGTTCCGAACGCCGTCAGGTTCGCCCCCAGGTTCGTCGCCAACGTGGTCCCGCAGTATTTGTAGCGGGCCGTGAAGTTATTCCCGGTGTCGTGTTCGTTCGTGCAGGCCATATCCCCGTCCGATGCCAGTGCGAGCTCTTCCGTGCTGAACGGTTCGGTGTCGCTCCCCTGGGCATGGAATCCCGCCGTCGTGGTCAGTCCGAAAAGATCGGAGCCGCCTAAGTCTACATTGGCATCTGGCATTGTTCTGTCCTCCTGTTATGCTACCGTCTTCTGACAATTCATCATGCCCAACGGTTTTATCTCGATGGGCTGGTTCATGCTCCTGCCCCGCGAAGTCAACGGCGTGATCAGGTGCGTTACGAATCCCGCGACCTTCGCCACGATCCCTTCCTGCCAGCACCTGTAGTAGAACCAGCAATCCGAGTTCTGCCCGTCCTCATTCTCGCCCTTGTCAATCCATTCCCCGCCGTTCTCGCCGTTGAATTCCAGATCACGCGGCGTGAACCAGGGATCACCGATCTTGTAAAGCGCGATCCACGGCACTCGCAGGAACACCGTGCCGGAGTAGACGAGCCGATCTTCCAGGAACCAGCAATTCAGTTCTCCGTTCCGCATGATAGCCGAACCCACGAGCACGTCGGTGCAGTTAGTCGCGGCCTTCTTCCAGAGCTCAATCGGAACCAGTACATCGTCCTCGACCAGCAATAAGTCCCGCTGCGCATCGTATGCTTCCCTTGCTGCGGAATTCTTCGCCTCGGCAGCCGGCTTGCCCGTTATGAGCCGATACTTGAAGCCCTGGTTGGTGGCGGCAGCAACGGTCGCCGCGATGGCCACAGCGGGAGATAGCCCACGTGAAATCTGAGCGCACAAGGTCTGCTTTGCGATCTCGTTCATGCCTCGAATATCCAGTATTCCAGTTTCACGCTGGCGGTGTCTGCCTTCGCGCTCACTGACAGAGTTCCGAGTGGGAGCGGGCCCGCCGTTTTTCCAGCCAGGAGTTTAATGAAGTCCTGGCTCGCGCTGTCGGCGTCGTAGATCGTGACGAAGTTCGTCCCGTCAGTGTTCTTGAACATAGCCCATCCTGCCGCGCTCAAATCCCCCGTCACCAGGGCTTCGCCACCCGTCCCGATGGTCTGGACGTTGTGAACCAGTCCGATGGCCGCCTGGTCCGCGCTGCCGGTTTCGCTGATCGACGGCGGCGTGAAGTTCCCGTTCGAGACTCCGAGTTGCCCTGTAAATGTGACCTCGTTTGCCATCAGCCGCCTCCGTATTCGCTATTCCCGAATAGAACCATCAGCGGAAGGAACAAGGCCCATACTCGAACAGGGCCGCCTCGCGTCTGATCGTTTCCAAGTTCAATGCTCGCCCGTTCCAGGGAAGGCATCGCCGTGTGCGTCAACCGGCTGACGCTGTCGAGCGTCCCCGCGTCCACCGGGAGTGCGTTCAACGCCATTCCCGCGACCGTCTGCGCCGTTTCCCTCTTGGTGAAGATCCCCCGAATCGCCGCGTCCATTCGCCAGCACCCATACGGCTTCGCGCTCGCTGCGATCTGCGTGATGTCGCTGCCCCCGTTGACCTCGAACATCCACATTTGAGCATCGCTCCCGGCGTCGTGCGTATGCGGGAACTCACCCAGGTATCCGTCCACGTTCTCGACGGCCTGCAACTGATCCAGGAAGAACTGGAAACACTGTTGCTCTGCGCTCGCCCACGATGCGATTGCGTTTGCCATTACGCCGCGAGCCTCCGTCCTTCATTGAACCGTTCGACCAATCCACCGCGACCGAAAAGCATCCGGTTCGCGTGGGTCTTCAAATCCTTGTCGGCAATCTCGTGGACGATGTCCAGGATGGCCGCCCGCTTCTTGTCGGTCATGTAGGGCACGTCATTATGAGTCTCGATTGCCCCGCTCCCGCCCCGGCTGATCCTTCCGGAAACGTGGCCTTCCTTCGTAGCCTGATTCCTCACGAACGCCGGGACTCCCTTCGGTGACGTTCCGGCTTCCCTGGCGTAGTGATCCAGCCCCGGCAGCCATCCCGCCTTGAGTCGGCCGACACGCTTCTTCCGCTTTGAGATGTAGCGGCGAAGATCGGCTTGCTTGATGTACGTCGGGTTCTTTGCTGCCCGTCGACCGACCCGGCCACGGCTCAACCGTTCCTTCTCGTGAATCCTGCGGATCGCCGCTTCCCCGGCCTTGGGCTGGAATCGCCAATCCGGAACCTGCACCACGGCTTTCGGGTCCAGTCCGTCGATGCCCTTCAAGAATACAATCCCCGGCCTCGACTCCTGCCGCCAGGTCTTCTTTCGTTGCGGCGTCGGGACGGGTTCGAATACCTTGTTGATGTCCTTCTCGACTCGGTCACGACCCATCTTGCCAGTCTTCGGGACGGTGAACTTGACCGCATTCTGGCAGGCAAGGCGCATGACCTCGTTCGCCACGTCCCGCACCCCGAGTCCAGCGGCGGCGGCAAGCCGATTCAAGCGTTGCTCCACCTTATCCATGTTGTGAACGGAAAGCGTTATCATATCCGCCTCAGCGAGAACAGGACCCCAACGCCGTCCTGGTGCCGGTAGATCCGCGCGATGTGGTACTTCGTTCCGTCCACCGTCACCGTCTTCTGCAGCGCCGGCAGCGTGCTGTCCGTGAAATCAGAAACACGCCCCAGCCATTCCAGGTCGTGGGGCGTGTAGTCATACTCGTCCGTCACGTCGGACTCCTCGGTGATGCCGCTGCGCGTGCCGCTGATCGTCTGATCGCCCCACACCAGCGTCGAGGGCGTATCCGCGATCACCTCCGCCAGGTCACCCGCGTAGTCCTCTGTGTCGGCCAGGGCCATGAAAGCGCCTACCCTTCCGCCGGCGTTTCCGTCTCCTCCTGGCTCACGACCCCCACTGCCGCCTTGCTCGGGCACGAACGCGCCTTGAGCGGCATCCGGGTCACATCATCCAGCCAGACCTTCTCGAACGTCTTCTTGGTCTTGCCGGACGTGTACTCACCGCAGTTGTCCAGGATCCCGTCCATGATCTTCTTCAGCTCGTCGTAGCCGTCGAACTTCGGCCCCGCGATCAGGACCGGCTTACCGTCAGAGACTCCCACCAGAACATGTATGCGCTTGTTCATGGATTCCTCCGTATTGCAGCGTAGGGGAGGGGGGCATAGACCCCTCTCCCCACGCGATTACTCACTCAACCGTCAATCAGCCCGATCAGGAACTCACGCAGCGTACCGCGCCGGCCGTCTGGATCGCCTTCACCCCGTAGAGGCCCTCGTAGGTGTTCCAGAGCGTACCCGTGGCCGTGTTGTACCACTGGCGGTAGCCGATCGTGAGCATGCTCTCCTCCTCCGTCACCGTCTCGAAGAAGAGACCCGCGTTCTGGGCGTCCTGGCTCTGCGGATACACCGGGCGAAGCGCCACACCGGCTGCCGACGGAACCACGAGAACCGCACCGCAGCTCTCATTCGTCAACGCCGAGGGGAAGGCGTTCGTCTTGTAGACCCGGATCCCCAGGAGAGGCAGGTTGAACCAGCCATCCTGGATCACGTCCGTGGCGCCCCGGGCCGCCGCGTTCTGCACCCCGCTGTCCTTCACCAGGGCCGCAGCGTAGTCCAGGTCGCAGATCAGGCTCATCGTGCCCCGCGCGTTGCGCTTGCCGAGCAGCTTGATCATGTCCGCAACGTCGTCGATGCCGAAGCTCGACGCCGGCTTGATGATCTTGCTCGTGCCATCCACGTCGCCGTAGGTGGCCGCAACGAAGAGCGCCAGCGCAGCCTGGAAGATATTCTTCCCTTCCGCGTAAGCCGCCTCCGCGGACATCGCCGCGAACGCGTTCACCGGGGTCTTTCCGGCTTCCACGTCCGTCAGGTGCGACGCGCAGTGATAGTGCTGATCCAGCGTGATCTGCGTACCCGTGATCGTGGTGTCGCCGCTCTCGTACGAGGACGAGTAGGCGCCGGCCGTGCGGGCCGTGATCACCGGAACGTAGACGCTGCTCATTTTCTGCCCGGCTTCCGCGTCGAACCCCGTCGAGAAAGCCTGCGTTCCCACCAGTCCCGCCTTGAACGCCTCGAATGAGTCCTGGGCGATGATGGTGCCGTTAATGTTGGTCAGTGTGTTGGCCACTTTCTGACTCCTTTCCTTGCTGTTTCAGTTTCCCGTCCGTCACTTCTCGAATGTAATCAGCGCCTGGTATACGGCGCTCGCCGCGCTGCTGTTCGTCACCGTCAGGATCACGTCCCCCATCGAGAGGTACCGCCCCGGCGGATCGCCCGTCAGGGCCGAGCCCGCCGTGTCCGTCCCGTCCAGCCGCGGCCGGTACGGCGTGTCGCTCGAGTGCTCCGCCTGGTCCACCAGCGTCACGTCCGCGATCGTCGAGGGCCACGGGCTGGCCGCCACCGTCAGGTCCCCCGTCGTGCCCGCCGTCACCACGTCGATCGTGATCGATTCGATCCAGCCCACGATCTCCTTCGTCGCCGTGAACGTCTCCGTGGCGTTCGTCACCGTCACCACCAGGAGCTCCTGCTCCGGCTCCGCCCTGGCGGCACACGCTGCCAGCAACGCCGCCGCAAGAATTGCGTATGTCCGCCTCATGTCAGAATCCTTTCCCTCTCCGTCGTTTCCCGCGGATCCGCCGCGAGCGCCTAGTCATCCCCGATGTTCGACCACAGGATGTGCACCAGCGCGCTCACCGTGCCCGTGGCGCTGCCCGTGATGTCATCCGCGTCCACCAGCAGGTTCGCATACAGGTCCTTCGCCGTGGTCGTGCCGTCCAGTTGCACGGCGTTGGCCAGCGCGCTCGAGCCCGCCGTGGTCGTGATCGTCCAGTTCGTGGCGATCGTTGCCGTGGTCAGGTCCGCGTTCGTCACGATCGTCGACGTGGTCAGATACACGTTCGTCACCATCGGAATCCCGTTGGTGATATACGTGTCCATCGTCACGGCCGTGCCCACTGCCCCCGTGTCCTCTGTCAGCGCCGTCCCCACCGCCGCCGTGTCCGAGGCGATCGTCGCCGCCGTCAGGTACCCCGTTGCGTCGCCGCCGTCCGCGCTCGCAATAAACGGATCCAGGCTCGTCTTCGGGCAAAGGTCCACCTCTGTGCCCGTCAGGTCAGAGCCCGACGCCGTCGCCGTCCCGAAGGAGAAATCCCCCCCGTCATTCGTGGCCAGACCCGTAGCGGTGTAGCTCGGCGTGAACTTGAAGTTGTCCACCACCACCCCGTGCACCACCAGGCGCCCCACCGGGAAGTCATACACCTTGATCCCCCCGCTCGAGTTCGTTCCCGAACCCCCGTAGGTGATCGCCAGCGTCTCGCCCGCGATCCTCAGCGTCGTCTTGTTATACGCCCCGTCAACGCTGTCGCTCGCCGCGATCTCAGCCAGAGCCGGCATCACGACCAAGCACAGCACTCCCACCACCGTCAGAAGCATCAGTGATGTCTTCCGCATTGTTCCGCCCTCCCGCCTTCGTTGTTTCCGTTCTCGGTGAATGTTCCTCAGCCGTTGTCCCTGGTCACCTGCTGGTGCTCGGCCTTCAGGGCCGCCTCGTTCGCCTTGTAGAACTCACGGCGCGCCGTCGCGTCCTCGAGCGCGTAGTACTGCTCCCACAGGCTGAGCTGCGGAGCATTCGCGGCTTCCGCGGCCGCCTGCTTCTCCAGCTCGTCCGCTTCCGCGTCCGCCGCCGTCTGAACGGCATCCTGCGCCGGCACCGCTGCCTTGCCCGCATCCTCGCGGCTCGGGTCCGCCAGGCGCTCTTCGGCCACCCTCAGCTTCGCCTTGGCCTCGTCCCGCTCGCCCGTCAGGGCCTCCACCTGGCCCTGCGCCTCGTCCCGCTCCCCGGTGAGGACTTCAAGGGCCTGCGCGTTCGCCTCGCGCTCCGCCGAAAGCGTTGCTTCCAGCTCCGTCTTCGATTCCACGCCGGCGGCTATGTCCGCCTCCAGCTCCCCGACGCGTGCCTGGGCGACGTCGCGCTCGCCCGTCAGGGCCTCCACCTGGCCCTCGAGCCCGGTGATCTTCTCCGCCTGGCTCGCGATCTGCTCCTTCATCTGGTCCTTGCGGCCAGTCGTGCTTTGTGTGCTCTTTGCACTCATCAGTTCGCTGTCTCCTTTCAGCTTCCCCATCACCGCCGCAAATCCCACCATTGCGGCCACCCTGTCCTCCACTGCGTCGGCTTCAATGATGGAGTCCGCAAAACCGCGATCCACCGCAGCCTCGCCGCGCATCCATGTTTCCGATTCCATCAGGTCCCGAATCTCTGTCCGGGCCATCCCGGTCCGCCGTTCGTAGATGTCCAGGATGGCCTCCGCATGCTCATCCAGGACGCCGGCCGTGTGGCGCATCTCCTCCGCGTCGCCAACCGCCACCCCCCACGGGTTGTGGAGCATCAGGATCGATGCCTCGTGCACCCGCACCTCGTCGGCCGCCAGGATCACAAAACTTGCGGAACTCGCAGCGTACCCGTCGACGATAGCTGTAACGCGTGCCGGGTGGTCCGAGAGGTAGTGATACATGGCCAGCCCTTCACCGACGGCCCCCCCGGGACTGTTGACTCGGAGCACGATCTCCTCCGCGTCTTCGGGGATTCCATCCGTGAGCTCCGCGGCGCTGATTCCCCAGCCCCCGATAACGTCGTAGAGTTTGAGTTCATGAGGCATTCCTGGTTTCCCTCTCTTTCGTCGTTTGCGGTTTCAGCAACCCCGCCGCGTACTGCTCCAGCGGCAGCCCCAGCTTATTCGCGCGCTTCTGCAGCTCTTCGATCTCCCGGTCCCGCTCATCCAGGGTCGCCGTCAGCGTCGTGTTCCGCGCCCGGGCCCAGTCCGAGAGGGTTGCGTTCACGTTCGCGAATGCCGCGGACCGCGCCTTCTCCTCCCGGCCCTGGTCGATCTCCGGCACGTACGGCAAAGACCACTCCGCCCGGTTCCACAGCGAGACCTTCAGCCCGTTGTTCAGTTCCTTCGTGGGCGCCGGCCGGATCTCCTTCCGGTTGATCGCCCGGGCAATCGCCCAGTTCCACGCCGGCTGCCCCAGCCCCTTCACCCGGTGGCGCCACTCCCGGAAGAGCAGCATCTCCATCGCAACCCGTTCCGCCCGGTGCGGCATGTAGCTCGCCTGGGTAAACACGTTCATCAGCATGGAGTAGGGGAACCCCGTCCCCGCCGAGACCAGCCGCACCTGCCACTCCATTGTCGGAACATACTGCGCATTCGGCGTCTGCCCGTCTGTCAGTAGGAAATCCTCGCCCGGCTTTCCCGTGGTCTTGAACGCCATCCCCACCGCTGTCTGCTCGTAGGTCGTCTTCACGCCGTCGCCGCCCGAGACATTCCGGGGCTGCACCTGCTTCTTCGCGCCTGCCCGCTCCACCGAAAACAGCGACGCCTCCCACTTGATCTTGTTCACCGTGTTGCGGTGCGTCTCGTCGTGGTCGGTGATCATGTCCACCACGCCGTGGAACTTCGGGATCCCCCGCACCTGCTCCGGCCGCCAATCGTTGTGCGAGAAGAACGCGTTGTTCTGTGCCACCCGGCTGAACTTCTCCAGGTCCAGAAAGCCCCCCTTCTTCCGGTCGCACACGTAGAAATGCGTGATCCTGCCCTGCTGGTCCCCGGTCTTGCCGAACCGGATCCCGCTCACGATCTGCTCATCCCGGGCCAGCTTCCGCGGCGTCGTGATCCGGAGGCCCTCGATCGGCACCAGGCCCCGGTCCGTCAACTGGTGCACCATGTCGCCCATCAGCCAGCCGCACGTGGTCACGTACTCCTCGAGGCCGTGGAAATCCACCCGCCGCCGCGCATCCGCCACGTTCCACCAGTAATCGTTGAAGTAGTCGGTGGCCTCCTCGTCGAACTTGTCATCACCGGTGGCGGCCCTCGGCCGCGTCTCCCCCAGGTACCGGTTCACGCCGTCCACCACCGCCCGAGCCACGGGAGAGTTCCGGAACACGTCCATGCAATTCAGTTGCAGCCGCTGGTACGCGTTCCCCATCAGGGCATCTTCGCCCTGGTTCCGGCTCCGGAAGCCCGCCTGGCTCTCCCTGTAGGTCGACCGCGATCCCCCCGCGTAACCGCCGCCGAACTGCGGCATCGGCGAGGCCGCCGCACGCACCTGCATCAGGTTGTGCCGGTCCGCCGCCCGTTGCAGGGCCGCGCCCGGCGCCCAGAACTCGATCATCCGGTCAACGATGTTGTTATCGCCACGTGCCATGAGATTGGTCGTAGATCGTCACCCCGTCCTCGCCCAGGATGCCCTCCAGCTCCGCCAGGTACTTCTCCGCCAGGAGCCGCTGCTCCTCCGCGTCCCGCAGGTTCTTCGAGGCACTCACGTCCGAATACGAATCCAGTTGCCGCCCCGCCAGGGCCAGCTCCGCGGTCGCAGCCGCCTCCCACAGATCCAGCGCCACGTTCGCCTTCGCCTGGGTCAGATCATCCGTCAGCTCCGCGATGCGGGTCTGATACTCCGCCTTCAGGGCATCCAGGTAGGCAGACAAAGAAGCTCCTCAAACGGGAACCGGAGACGGGCGATGAAGCAACCTGAACGTGGGAGCTGCGCCCCCTCCGGTAATAACTTCTGGCGTCGCCATAATTCCCGTCTCCGGTCACCAAAGAAAAAAGGCCGAATCCGCCGTGCACGGATCGGCCTTCACAAGCACATTGTGGCAGCGAGTGATCAGCCCGCCGCCCTATTCACTTCTCACCGCAAGAAATTCAGCAAGGCATCTTCGTCTCCCCGCTCCTCTCCCAACATTCCACCATAATCGTCAACCCCTCATCCCGCCAAGTCAACCCCCTCCAGTCTATGCTGTATACGCTTTTTTCCTTGTCCCTCCCAAACCCCTGAGCCACCATTGTCCTGCAGATCCGCGACCTGAGCGCAGCGAAAGGAGCAAACCAATGGACGGCAGAACACTCATACTCGTCGACGGCGAGAACATCGTCATCCGCTATCAGGCTCTCCTGAAGTCAGGCCGAACCCCGCTCTCAGGCTGTCTACATAAGCCAGATGTATTTGTGTGGAAGAAGATGCTCACGCAGTCACCAGCTCTGAATATCATTCGTGTCTCATACTACACGAGTATGGTGGGCGACGATGCGGCGGTCGTTTCAATGGAGCAGTACATCTCGCAGGCAGAATATGTGTTCAAATCTCTGCCAGCAGCGTCGACATACGAGGGGGGCGAGCTATGCCCTTGCGTCTACAAGAAACCAGCCATGTGTGTTCGTCAAGTAACCTCCTGAATTAATTGGATTCTACTGAGAACGAAGTCTTGATAACGAGGGAAGCCCATCTCTTTAACGGCCTTAATGCCGATCTCTCCAGCGAG